GTCGATCCGGAGTAGAGCTAACCGATGAGAATGTTCAAAACATTTGGACTCAGGAAGCTGTTCTAACAGCAGACCCTATGGTCATCAACTTTATTAACTCATTGAACAACATCATGACAAAACACACCACATTTTTATCAGTCATTAATGAATCTGTGGTCAAAGAGTTTAAAGAGATCATAGATTTTGAAAACATTGAACAGAGAACAACATCATTCATTAATGGATACGCAGTCATCCATACAAGAACAGTTGGTGAATCTTTGTATCCTGGGATTCCTCCTACATCCATAAAACAAAAGACATTCTCTCGATTTTTCTCAAATCTCCATGGAATCTGTCTTTATTCCTTATTGTCTCCAAATGACATCACAACCAGTATTCTGGTTATTGGAGATGGATCTGGATCAACAAGTTTATCCATTTCTCTGTTATTTCCTGCGTCTCGGATATTGGTACCTCCATGTTTCTCAGAAGGAGACCCTAACCCAGCACTACTGAGTTTACTTCCTACGGAGATCCTCAAACACAATCCAAAATCTCAAGTGGAAGTACTTGAAGGATTTAATGGTGACATCACAAATTATCAATTTCAAAGAGATTGTTTATATTTGTCATGTGACAAAATTCTAATTGATTTGGACTGCATTAATGACAATGTTGAATTGTGGATCTCTGGATTAGTCAATCTGTCACAAGAAGGACAAATTGTGTATGTTTTATGTGTTGGAAAAAATCCAGTAGAAGTCGAATTTATCATGGAAATCATGTCTAGTCATTTTACTATTATGGAACTAAGACAATCATTAGTTCAGAACACATCAGGGTGGCTTCTAGTAACAAAACGTTTGAAATCGATCAGAACCAGGAAAAGAATTATCATCTCATCTACTACACCCCCTAATCTTCATCCTTATAATATTGAGAAGAACATGGTCAGAAAACAAGATATCATCATCCAAGAACAGACGAAACTCCTAAATTGGTTAGGGTATCAAGGAAATGAAACCACAACACTTATTTCAATTCTTTCTAATTCTGATATTTTTGTATCTTCTTCACATACTGTAGGAGGAGAACACAATTACATTCCAGGAAGTATTGTGCTAAACGAGACGTTAGCTCAATTTTATTTTTATTTACTCTCCTTGTTTATTAAGTGTGGGTCTGTAGATACCAGGTGTTCACGCATCAAAGAAACAGACGGGCTCATCACATTCAAGAACAGCCAAAACTATCCTTCTCTCATGCCTATTCCTGAAAGTAGCAACTCTGTTTTTAGGTCAAAAGCGAGGGAATATGATTCACATTTTCACATTTATAACTCAGGGCAAACATACTCGTCTAGTACTTTAATTTCAAATGTCAAAAGATGTTTCCTAGCTTGGGAAAACTCCGGAATGCTTAATCATTCTAATTGCCAAGGAGCATGTGACAAAAGCAAAGCTGTGTCTAATTTCATAAATACTAATCCCATTCTTCATCCTTTTTTCAACTGGTGTAGTTTGTATTAACTAATAAAACATAACCATTATTATAAAAAACAGTCTAACATAAAATGTACATTTTAGGAGTTCTATCAATTCAGAGAGAACAAAAGAACAAGAAATCAAGAGGAGATGTGAACAAGAAAAAAGAAAAGAAGAAAAATAGATACACGAACAAATGACAACAACAAGAAACGAGCAAAACACACAAAC